GCACGTGGATTGCTAACGCTGTCATCGGTGCAGAGGCCGGCCATCCGTTCATGCAGACAATGATCCGTGCGATTGTCGATGCGGCAAAAGCAAACAAAGGCAAAGCGGTCACGTGGATGACCGGGCCGCGTGTGTTCACGGCGCAGTGGAACGCGCTGAACTCTGAGGATAAGAAGAATTTTGTCATTCATCCGCGAAAGTATTTCTTCCCCTACTCGTATCTAGAGTTCCGTGACCCGCGCCAGCCCGACCCTGCCCGTAACAAGTATCCCGAGGCGTATGCCGTACACCATTGGGAGCATCAGAGAGGGTTGCGAGGCCGCCCTTTAGTCGGTAGCGGCAACGGTCAACTGTCTGTTGCCATCATGGCTCATCGCAAGCGGGCTGATTGGGTTCCGCTGTTGGAGGAGCAGGTGCCTCAGGCTCAGGTTGTTTGGGACACGAAGAGTGACCGTTGGGATACTGGGGCTAGGTCGCTTTTGGCTTACGATCCTGATGCGGAATGGCATATGGTTATTCAGGACGACAGCCTGTTGCCCCCAGATTTTTATGAGGGGGTAAAACTGATGCTTAGTTTTGTGCCGCCAGAACACCCTGTTGGCTTGTATTACGGGCGGGTGAGGCCGCGTAGCCTTGACACTGAGAATCTGGTTCGCCGGGCGCAACGGGAGAATGCCTCGTTTATTGTTCACAACGGCCCCTGGTGGGGTGTTGGTATTGTTCTGCCGACAAAACATATTCGCGATATTGTCATGTGGGGGGATGCTCATCCTGGTATTCCGAACTATGACCGGCGGATTTCCAGGTGGTACAGCGAAAAACAGATTCCCTGCTACTACACGGTCCCTTCTTTGATTGAGCACAGGACGGAGAACAATCCTTCGCTGGTGCCTGGCAGAACGGGCCAGAACAGGCGTGCGTGGCAGTTTGTTGGGCCACAATCGGCATTAACAGTAGAGTGGTCAGGGCCGGCCGTTAGGAGCGATATATGAATCTGAGCACCCTTCGAGACAGGGTCAGGTCGCTTACTGGTATTCGCCTGCAGGACATCCGGTCTGACGACCAGATTGATACGGTGATCAACGAGTCGTACCAGGAGATTATCGAGTCTACGAACTGGCCATTTCTTAGGTCTGACGCTTCGGTTTCTGTCGTTGCTGGGACGGAGGAGTTCAGCACCCCAGCAGGGTATTCGGAAGTGACTTCGGTTTCGTATTCAGACAATCTTGGGAACAACGTCAGGTTGAATCAGACCACTCTTGACGAAATCGACCTTATCGATCAGGATGAGGAAGGCGACCCTGTTTACTATGCGAGGATCAACGAGGACACTTTCCGGCTTTGGCCCGTTCCTGTCACTGCGCTTACTCTGAACATCCGTGGGAAAGAAGTTGTCGCTTCGCTTTCTGCTGACAGCAGCACCCCAATTTTCGCCGAGCAGTTCCATCCGCTGATCGCTTACCGTTCGGCTTCCCGTATCCTTGCAGAAGAGGGCGACGATTCGGGACGTTCGCAGTTCTATCAGAATGAGGCAAACAACTTCTTCTCGCGAATGCTACAGTTCTACACCCGTAACACGGACACGCGCATGTTTGTTATGGGGTCTCGCCGACGGAGGGAACGCATCAATGCCTATCCAAGAGTCTACCCTAGCGGATTTTAGCGGCGGGGAGATCCAGTCTCCTTCGTCCGCTGAACCTACCGAGAACCAGTGGCTGTTGCTGGAAGGTTTTGTGCTGGACACGAACCGTCGTCTTCGTTCCCAGTGGGAAGGTGCGTCCTGGGCTATTGAACTGGCAGGTTCATGAGTAGCATTAACATCAGCGATTTCGGGATCGTGCGCGATCTTATCCTTGCCAGGTCGAACGATACGGGCAGTGAAGGCTGGTATGTCGCTACCACTCCGGTTGGTGTGGAGCAGCCAGAATGGGAATATTTCCCTACGCCTGACCCGTTAGGGCGGTTGAACGTAATTGGCACTATGGCGTTGCAGGTTGACTCTGGCGGTTCAACCGTGTGGGTGGATGCGCTGCTCGTTAACTCGGCAGATGTTGTTGATGTGAACAACTTTGCCGTGTATCGCGACCCTGATACGGGGCTGCCAAAATACAAGGAATGGACGAACTTTTATCCTAACGGTACTCCTACTGCTGATGCGATGCCGCGTGCAGGTAAATGTGAGATGTGGAAAGACTTCCTTATTCTCGGCAATATTGTTTGGAATAAAGACGACACGGTTCCTCTGTCGTTTGCGAACAGCGCCAGATACAAACACGGTCTGTGGTTCTCTCAGCCTGGTAAGACAGATTCGTGGGATCCAATTGACGTGGTGTTTACCGGGCAGAAGTCTGGCGAGAACTGTGTCCACGGCATTTTCCCGTTGGAACTTGGTTTGCTTGTAACTTCTTGTACGCTTGTTGCACTGCTTCAGGGTTCGCCGGACGATTTTATCTACCGTGAAATACGTGCGGGTATTAGCCCTCCAAATGCTAACCGTATTTCCGACTGGCCTTCTCAAGGTCAGGTTGCTTGGCTTGATCGTAATGGCCGGGTGTGGGTAACAAACGGTGAGGATTTCGTACGGCTTGATCTTCCTATTGACATTTCTGTGAACAATTTTGGTGCCGTCGGAACGATTGACGATTATCTGGTTGTGTCGGGAGACGACAATGTGCACGTGTTTAGGCAGTTCGATGATGCAGGGGCGTGGACAAGGCTAACCGTTCCTTATGGTTGGCAGAAGATTGTGACCACTTCACGTCAGGTGTTTGGCCTTCAGGGTGGTCAGTCTGACGGTACTTTTGTTTTGGATGACCCAGTATTTGGACTGTTGGACCAGAACACGTTGTGGACTACTCCTGGCAGCATGACGGTGTTTGATGTGTTCTCTGATAAGCGTGGAAAGTTTGACGGAGAAGATTCTTCTTCCACTATCCGCACACGTCCGTTGCCTGGTTCCGGCCATGACATTACGTTCTGGCACAAGTTCGGCCTTCGTGGCGCGGGAAACGGCCGTCTTAAAAAGGTTGTTTCGCGCCCGTCTGCTGATGCTTCCGTGCGTGGATATGAGGTTCGCCCGTATGGAAAATTGTCTGATCGTAAAGATTGGATTTTTGATGCGCACGGTCCTAGCCTTGAAGCGACGTTCGACGCTGAGTTTAAAGGTGATGTGACAGTGGAGCACATGTCGGTTTGGGCTCATGCTGGCAGTACGTCGCGATGATTGAAAACCAGGGTTCTAGAATCCGTGTAGGTTCTATCAAAAACAACGAGACAGAAATTTTTCTGCTCAAAAAGCGCGTTCGCATTTTAGAGGAACGTTTCCACGGTTTCGTCTACTACAACACCCAGACCGAAGTGACCATCGACACCGCCGGAACCTATGTAGACCTGCCTTTTACCGGCACGTTGGGGGAAAACGAAGGTGTCGCGTCGGTGGCAGGAAAGTTGGGGCTAAAGAATGTTTCTAAGAAGCCGTATCTGGTGGATGTGACGGCAACGGCCGACTTGGAGGCGAAGGGGTCTTCAAAGGAGATGGGGCTGCGTATCGTGAAAAATGGTGCGTCGCTGGATGGGGGCGAGTGCCGTGCGACCGTGTCGAACAACACTATCGGGAAACTTCATTCTTTTGGCATTGTGGAGGTGGAGCCGGAGGACGAGTTGACGATACAGATTGCCAACTTTACGAACACCAACAACCCCGATTTTGAGCGTGGCCGTATGAAGTGGGTGCGTCTGCCGGGTATCTAGGCCACGGTCCGCCCTACTATTGGACAGGAGTTTATGATGGCTGACACTTTCCAGAACTTTGACCGGGACCTTCTGGCCTCGTACACGAAGGCTGTTCCTGTCGTGGTTGGCACGGCTTTGGATCCGTACCCACGTGCCCTGTATTTTGGGACAGGTGGTACGGCTACGGTCACGATGATGAACGGCGGGTCGGCCACGTTCAAGCAGATCCCTAACGGGTCTGTGCTTCCGGTCCGTGTGAAGTCTGTCGATTCGGTTTCTGGCGCTGCGGATATTCTTGGTCTTCTGTAATTCAAAACGATAAGGGAATATAGATGGCAACTTTCGCAGATTATTCTGCTTCTCCGTACGACGTGCGGATGACGCAGGGTGACACGTTCTCCGAGGCTATGCTCATGGAGGACGGCGACGGGGATGCTATCGACCTTGCCGGATATTCTTTCTTAAGCCAGTTGCGACGTACTGCGGATGGTGCGATCGTTGCCAACTTCGCCATCTCTACGGACTTCGGCACGTCCACGGTCACTCGTACGCTTAACTCCGCCATCACCTCCACGCTTGATGGGACGTATGTTCACGACTTTCAGTGGACCAGCCCTTCCGGTCAGGTTCGCACGCTTTTCTCAGGAGAGTTCGAGATTGAGCCCGAGGTGACCCGATGAGCATGGTCAACCTCAGGGTCTCTAGCACCCAGCCCCGCACCGTCGTCGTCAAGGTCCCCGGCCCGCAGGGTTCAAAAGGCGACAAAGGCGATACTGGGGCGACGGGCCCTCAGGGTCCGCAGGGCATTCAGGGTGAGACTGGTGCTACTGGTGCTACGGGTCCGCAGGGTCCGCAGGGTGACACGGGACCTCAGGGTCCGCAGGGTGACACTGGCCCGCAGGGCATTCAGGGTATCCAGGGCATTCAGGGCGTGCAAGGCGACAAGGGTGACACGGGAGATACGGGGCCGCAGGGCGAGCAGGGGATTCAAGGCGAGACCGGACCCCAGGGCCCGCAGGGCGACCCAGGTGAGGGCGTTCCTGTCGGCGGAACTGCTGGTCAGGTCATCGTCAAGCAGTCGGGTACGGACTACGACACGGCCTGGGAAGACTTTGTAGCAATCCTTGGTTAGGCCACAAACGTAACTATATTTGGACAGGAGTAATAAATGGCGTGGACTACACCTAAAACGTGGGTAGCCGGTTCGCAGTTGACTGCGGCTGACATGAACACCTATGTTTCTGCAAACGACGCCGACCTTGACTTGCGCACGGTTAAGGTTTTTGCTGACGCTTCTGCGCGAACCACCGGCATTCCGTCGCCTACTGATGGCATGGTGACGTACCTTACGGGTACAGATTCACTGGAGGTGTACGACGGGTCCGCGTGGACGGCGCTGGGTGGCGGCGGTGGGTTCACGGCTTCGACGGCGATTACGGCGACGGATGCGTCGTGGACGGTGCCGACGCTTGCCGACCCGGTCGTGCGCGTGACGGTCGTTGGCGGCGGTGGCGGTGGCGGCAGGAATGTGTTTACTGCCGGAAGTGCGGGGGTCAGCAGTTCGTTCGCGTCGTCCGCTGGTACGGCGACTGCGACCGGCGGCGCTGGCGGTATTGCCGGTAGCAACACCACCCAGCAGTCGCAGTCGTCCAAGCGGTTCATGTCTTACAACGGCGGTCAGGGCGGTCAGGGCGGGTCTGGCGGTCTGTGGTATGCGGCTCCGAACGCGGAGGGCGGCGAGATAGTTGTCGCGTACTTCGACCTCACCGGAGTGTCTACGGCGAGTGTGACGGTCGGTGCTGGCGGCTCACCTAACTACACCGGCTCGGGCGGCGGTCAAGAGGGCGGCGACGGTGTCGTCATCGTTGAGTATCGGGCGGGCTGATGATGCGATACGGCGCGAAGGTTCAGGACGGCATCGTGACGGAGGTGCTGGTTCTCGCTGACGGTGCGAAGGGCGACGAGGCGCTGGCGGCGTTCGGTCTGGTCGAGCAGGCCGGGGTGCGTCCGGGGGTCGGCTGGTCTTGGGACGGCTCGGTGTTCGCGCCGCCGCCACCGCCTCCTCTGACTTGGGACGACATTCGCCGGGAGCGTGACGGTCTGCTGGCCGCGTCGGACTGGACGCAGGTTGCGGACGCTCCGGTGAACGCAGCAGCGTGGGCGGTGTACCGGCAGGCGCTCCGTGATGTGCCGCAGGACTTCGCCAGCCCTGATGCGGTCGTCTGGCCTACGGCGCCGTAATGGACCCGCTGATGATGTTCGGCGCATGGGCCGCCGCCCTTGTATCCGTCATCACAGCCGGGAAACTCTTGTTCAACTCTTTTGTAAAGGCCACACGCGCCGCTGTTGGTGAGGAGTTCACGAAGATTTGGCGGGAAATGGACGACGCTGACCGTTGGCACAAATCGAAATTTGATGCGCTTGAAGCGGCTATCGAGGCGCTGAAGCAACAGGTGCGCCGGTTGGAAGATTTGATGTACGCTCATATGAACGAGAACAAGTGAGCGGACCGTCGTGGAAGCACCGCAGGCGTCTGATTTATGCGACGTATGTACTGGGCGTGGCGATGATTGTGTTTGCAATGGCCGCTTACCGGACGGATACATCGGTTGCCTTGCAAATGGCTGTCGGTGGTGTCAGTCTGATTAGTATCATTCTGACGGCGTACACGGCGTTCGCTACGTTTGACGACAAATGGCATTACAATCCTACAGACTGGACTGATGATGAGGTTTGATAAGTATGACCTGTTCCTGTCACTCCGCCGAACGGTGGTTCCGCTTGCGGTCGGTGCTGTTGCTGCCTCTGCGCTTGGCCCGTGGCTTCCGGCTGACCTGGTCGCCGAGTGGACGACGGTGCTTCTGGCGACCGTATATTATTCTGCGCTGCGCTTCCTGGAACTGCGAGTGCCTGCTGCTGGGCTGCTGCTGGGAGGTCGTGCTGTTCCGCGATATGAAAATCCAGAGGCTGAGCGAAAGGCCTTTGAGGATTTTCTGAAGCACCTGCAGGAGATGTACGACTATCCTGACATTGAGGACACGGATCTGCCGTGACCGCCACCTGGCTTGCCAACACCCTGCGGGGCGCCGGCCTTACCGTTGAGGAGGCGCCCCGCTGGACGGTTCGTGGAGGCTCCACGTTCACGCCTAAGGGCGTTATGGTCCACCATACGGCCACCGGCCCGAACTGGTCCAAAGAACGCCTTACACGGCTTCTGGTGCAGGGACGGCCGGACCTGAAGGGGCCGCTCTGCCATCTTCAGTTGGAGCGTGACGGCACTTTTGTGGTGATTGCTGCGGGGAAAGCGAACCATGCGGGGGCTGGTAAGTGGGGGAATATTACGGCTGGGAACACAAACTTTATTGGCATTGAATGTGCTAACGACGGAGTGGGGGAACCTTGGCCTCAGAAGCAGATTGAAGCGCTTGGGGTCGGAACTGCCGCCCTGCTGCGAGTCATGCAGGCTACTCCAAGCATGGTTGTCGGCCATAAGGAGTGGGCTCCTAAACGTAAGGTAGATCCTCGCGGCGTCGATATGGACATGTTCCGCCGTTATGTGACAAATCTTATGGGTACTAAAGTCGAAGGTGGGGAGATTGTCAGGCCCATAGGGAAGGACAAGAAGATGAGTTTTCCTAACAGTTTGGGTCGTGGTAAACGTGGCTCGTGGGTTCGGCGTCTTCAGGGTCTGCTGTTTTCTGGCGGGTTTATGACTTTGGAAGGAAATCTGAACAAGGACGGCTGGTTGGATGGTGCGTTCGGGCCATCTGTGGAGGGGGCTGTGAAGCGTGCGCAGCAGAAGGCCAATCTTCCTATGTCTGGGGTGGCTAACCCGCGTTTGTGGAAGTTTCTGCTTGGCCTTTAGGCCACAGTCTCTCTCATTAGTGGACGCTTAGGAGCAGAATTTGGCTGTAAAACCTTGGGACATTGATCTTGGAAGAACCGCCGGAGGCTACCGTCCTTCGGCAAAACCTGTTATTCCTAAGCCTGACCCGGACCCGGACCCAGACCCTACGCCTGATAACACTCGTACGGATTTGAAAGTCCCCGAGGTCCCTACGTATCCTAAGATTGCTCCGTCGTTGACTTCTGCGCAGTTGGGTGCGTTGGCTGACCGCCGCCGTGTTGCTGATGAGGCGTACCAGGAGGCTTTGGCTGGGGCTGCCAGGTCTGAGTCGCTGTCGCGACTTTCTGCTATTCGGAAGCGGCAGGCTGAGGACCGCAAGTTTAAGCGGAATCTTGAAGACCAGATGCGAGAGTTTGGCGGAGAAGGTACGGCTCGGGCTCCTATGGTTGCGGGCCGTTATGCGCGTAGGGCTGGCGAGGATCTGCGTTTGAAGTATGGGGAGATTGACTCGGAACTTTCGACGAATCTTTCTGCGCTTTCCCAGATGGTTGAGGAATTGCGTCTGGACCGGGATCAGGAGATTGCTCGGGTTGATCAGGACGAGGCGTCTATGCGTTCTGCTATCGAGAATCTTTTGAACGTTTCGCAGTATCTGGGAGGCTGATATGGGTTTTCTTGAAGATGTAGTTTCTGGGATGTACTCCGAAGCAGGGGGCGTCCAGTATCAGCCTCAGCGTGTTAGCAACGGGTATGATTACGGCACGGGGTTTTACCGTTTTGGCGGCGAAGATCCTAATACTGCCGAACTTCTTATGACGCTGGCTGCAAACGAACTTGGTTTGGATAATGCGCGTCGTGCGTGGAATGCTGGGCAGCGTGGTGATTGGGGAGAGGCGCTGAAGGAAGGCGCGTTTGCTATTGCAAGTCCCCTTTCCTGGATTTACGGTGGCGGGGCTGTCACGGGGGCGTTGAAAGGCGGCCGTGCGCTTAGTGCACTTGGCCGTTCTGGTCGCGCTCTTCGTGCTGCTGGAACAGCAACTCGTGCGGCGGGTTTGCGTCATCCCTTCAGGGCCGCACGGGCAGGCATCGGTGGTGTTGTTAAGCCTGCGCTTCGTGTTGCTCGTCGTAATCCTCGTCTTGCTATTCCTGCCGCTCTTGCTGCGGGTATTTATGCTAATGTTGCTGGCAATGATCCGGCTCCTGCAAGTTCCGGTCAGCCGAGCGCTCTTCTTACTGGCGGCGCTACTGCGCCGACCAATGCTGCCGCTGCACGTTATGCTGGGATGGCTGACCGGATTAAAGAACAGGGCGCTTCTCCCGCAGGTAAGTCGTATCGGAGTCTTGCTGAAATGCAGGCCGGTGAAGGTGGGCGTAAGAATCCTAATGCTCGCGCTGCTGCTGAGGCGCTTGTTGCCAGCGGTGGCGGCAATCAGCCTTCGGCCCAGGCCGGTGCGAGCATGGGCGCTTTGAACGCTCAGTACAACAAGGCTTTGGCAAATCTGCGAAGCCAGTACCAGTTGGCTGAGACTGACGAAGAACGTGCCCGTTTGAAGTTTATGTTGGAAGACATTGAGGCGCAGCGTGCTGCTGGTGTTGAGGCGATCTCTTCGATTTATGCGGAGAAAGAATCTAAGATTCGTGACCGTGCTCGGATGTCCCGCGAGGGGACTGCTGCGGAAGTTGACCGTCTTGGCGAGTCTCTTGGCGGTGTTGCTTCGGATCTTAAAACCCGGCTTGCTGAGCAGCAGACTGGCATGGCGCAGGATATGCGCGGCCTTGGATTGGGCGCTGCGGCAACTCCTTCCGGGAACGAATGGCTTAACTTTGCTCAGGCTATGATTCCTGTTGAGCAGCAGTACACGCAGCGTATAGGCGACATCGGCGCAGAGGGCGTGGACTGGCTTGGCGACGTTACGTCCGCTCAGGGTGCCGCCCAGCAGGGCGATCTGCAGCGTGCTGCGGCGTTTGCCCGTTCTGGTGGTATTGCTAACTATCAGCGGGATGTTGCGAACCGTATCAACCAGGAACGTTCTGAAATGCGGAATGCGGAGTTGAACCTGCTTATGCAGCAGTTGTCTGCTTCGCAGTCTGCTTCGGAGTTGAACGCCCGTCTGGCTGCTGAGCGTGCCGACCAGTTTGGGCCGGCCGCTACCCAGCAGTTTATTTCTGATGTTGCTGGCAGCGGCACGTTGGGTCTTGATGACTTTGTCTACCTGTTTGCTCAGCAGTTTGGGCGGCTTCCGACTCCTGAAGAAGAGTCGGTTTACTCGAATGTTTACGGCCCTGCGGCAAGTGACCTTGCTTTGCAGCGCCGTGTTGATCAGATGCAGGCTGATGCTCTTGCTGCTGAAAGCGTTCCTCTCCCGGCTGCGGCGAATACGGTCGAATAATGTCACAGGGTTTTCTTCCTACCGAAGGTTCCCGTTCGGGAAGTCCGACTTTCGGTTCGTTCTTCCAGCGCCGTAGAGGCACAGGAAGTCTTGGCGCACCAGAACGTCAAACCTATGCAAGCCTACTCGGTATGACCGAAGGTTCTATCGCAGAAGCACTTGGCGCCCCCGGTGGCACTGTCAGAAAAATTCAGGCGCAGCCGGAATACGACGTTGCCCAGGCTGCAGAGCAGGCGATCCCTGGAGTTGGGACAGAGCCGAACAAGGGCGTCGTTGCTTCGCTGTTTGATTTCCTTGGGCGCGGTTCGTCTGCCGGTGTCGGTGCTGTTACTGGTCTTCTTGGTATGTCGCGGCCCGAAACGGGGGAGCGCGAGGCTGATGCGGCAAACCGAAACAACATCAACACTGCTATTCGTCGCGCTATGGAAGGCATCAGCGGCGAGGACCAGTTCCGTTTCGCAGAGTTTACTTCTGTTGCGAATAAGAAGGCTCGCGGGGAAGAAGTCGGGCTGATCGAACGCGGGTTTAACAGCGCCCTTGGTTTTGTCATCGATACGGCTGTTGACCCGCTGACTTACATTTCTTTCGGCGGGTCTATTCTTGGCCGTCTTGGTGCGTCGCGTAAGGTTGCGTCGGCTACTCGGAGCGTTCTTAAGGGTGCGCTTGGCCGCCCGACTTTTGATGCGCGACGGTTTATTTCTGAGATGGTTCAAGACAATGTTGTCAAGTCTGATGCTGTGGCACGTATTATGCGCCGGGACATGGACGAATTGTTCTCAAACAAAGAGTTTTTGAACAGGGTCATTGACGGTAAGGACAAGGACTGGATTCGCAACTTTAACAAGTGGCGCAAGCAGGCGTTTGATCAGACCGACGAACTTGGTAGTGTGCTCCAGGATGCTGACATGCTGCGCCAGTATGTCGGGTTTGACATCAGCCGCGACGTTGCCTTGCAGTTGGCTCCTGAGGCTGCGGCTTTGAACTATGCGCGCCGTTCGGCTGCAGGTTTGCGAGCCTGGGCGCGTAAGTCTTTCGGTGACGATTTCGGCGAAGCATATGTTGCATCGCTTCCAAAGGACATTCAGGGTGGTCTTCGTATCCGTGCGCCGTTTGTTCGAAACGCAGACGGTACGGCAAAGGCTTGGGGCGTTCAGGGTGTTGGCGCTGGCCGTCTTGGTGAAAAGTACAAGGCTATTCGGAAGGCTACGGAACTGACGGAACGGGGCCGGGATTATCTTCGCGCTGGGCTTGCTCCGGTTCTTGGGAAGATCACAGGTAAGAACGCTGACATCTATTATGATGCGATTGTTGCTGCGACGGGTCGGACTATTCCTTATGGTGCCGGCCGTTCTGCGGCAAGTTACCTTGACTATTCTGTCGCTGAGGCTGCACAGTTCCAAGCCCGCCAGGCTGACGCGCTGTTTGAACGTAAGATTTATGAGCGGCATACGACAGCGAACAACCTTTACATTTCTGGCCGTCAAGAGTATGGCGACCAGTTCCATGAACAGTGGAAGAACTACTTTTACAGCACTCAAAAGTTGAAGGAGGCGTTGGAGCAGCGTGACTCTTTGACGGAGATGCAGCAGCGCGCTTTGGACTCTGCTGCAATCTGGCGGGATATGTTGGATGAGATCGGTAATGAAGCGGTCAGCGTCTACAACCGCGACTACACCAGTGCTTTCAATTTCCTTCAGGACTATGCGCCGCGTATTACAACTGGTCGTGAGGCGGCACGGCGGGCTCGCAAGGGCCGGATGTTTGTCACAACGGGTACTACTTCGGACTTTTCTAAAACCCGTTCACGGTTTGCTTCCGGATGGGCGCAGAAAAAGAACGGTGACATTGTTCGTGTTGGCTGGGAGCCGCCGGAAAACATTCTGACGATGGGCGACGAAGGCTGGGACGAAGTCTTCAAGGCAGACCCAACCCAGTTTATGGCCGACTATCTTATCGATACAAAGATGGCGCTGAACGAGCAGCGTCTCATCAACCTGTTTGTTGATTCTGGAGTTATTGCGCGCCCTCGTGCTAAGGACATTGCAAGCCTTCGGCGTGTGAACGAAAGCATTGTCGGCGAAGAGATCGTTGAGGCGCTAGGCATTGACCAGCCTGGTTGGCTGAAGATCCTTGAAGAAGAGTTGAAGACAAAGTTTGTCCCGCGGGCGGCAGCGTCTCGTCAGACTCTTCGCGAAGCAGAGGCTATTGCCGACAGGATCGCTGCCGCCGGCATCGAAGTCACCCGGCGTGTTGACCTTGACGAATACACGCAGGGCAAAGGCGGTTCGTTTGTTAACAAGTGGGATGGCACTACGATCCGCAACAAGAAAGGCACATCCGAATGGGAGTTGCTGGACGCTAAAGGCAACCCTGTTTTGAACAAGGACGGCAGCCCTGTCGTGTTCGGCTCTTATCAGGACGCGAAAGTTTCTGCTGCAACTATCTTCCGTTCGAAGCGTACGGCTGCTTATAAGACGGCGATTGCTGACGAACGTGAAAAGATTCTGGAGGAGATTGCTGGGACCGAGCGTACGTTCGGGTCGGTTTATCAGGGTTGGCTGAGAATGGTTGACAATGTTCCTCCTCAGGATCAGCCCGCCACGATCCAGGCCCTTGTGGAAATTGGTCTTCGTCAGATGCAGAAGTTTGGACGGCTTAAGCCCGGCGCAGATGTTTCTGCTAGCGGCCGTCCGTACATTCGCAAAGGTGACAAGGTTGCTGCGGTTACCGACAAAGACCTTGCAAAAGGGTTTCGTGACTGGCTGACTGCACAGAACTACATGAACATCGAAGGAATGTCGTTTAACCCTGATGGGACTATTGCTAAAGATTCTGTCGAACGGGTCAAGGACCGTGTGTCGCTGCAGATGCAGCAGATGTACGGGTCTGAGAAGTTGATGGAGTCTTTGCAGCGGATGTTTTCCGTCTACCAGGAACCCAAGTCTGAAGTCGCACGCATGATCAAGAACCTTTACATGCCGTTTTACGCAATGCAGAAGGCTTGGATGACGCTGGGCCGTGGCCCTGGATTCGTGGCCCGTAACATCCTCGGTGGTTCGTGGAACCTGCACATCACCGGGGTGGGGCGTGTTCACACGTCCGCTTCTGCCGCGCTTCTTACCGCACAGGTAAAGGCTCGCAGGATTGTTAAAGAAAAGTTGGGCGACACGATCTTTGAACGCGAGCCTTTGACTGTCGGCAACATGATGCGCGACGAAGTGTCGAAGATTATTCGCGGTCAGTATGCTGGCAAAACCGGCAACTTCATCAAAGGCGTTGAAGACGGGGATGCTCTGATCGAACTGTGGGAACTGTTCCACAAGAACGGGCTTGGCGGTAACCGCAACACCTCACGTTTCGTGGGAGAAATCCTTGGGTTCAGCAGCCAGACCGGCCGAGCCGGAACTTTGAAGAACGAACGGCTTGACCCCAACACTGGCAAAGTCATCACCGAATACTTTGAGCCGAACATGGGTTCGACTGGTGCGCCGACGACCGTCGTCGCTTCTGGCGACATCGGGTTGTACGAAAAGTGGATGAACAAAGCGGCGTTCGATAACCCGTGGATCCGTAACGTCATGGCTCCTATGGCCGAATCCTCTGAAGAGTATCTGCGTATGGCTGCGTTCCTTAAGGGCGCGCAGGAAATGGGGTTGGAAGATGCTGCGTCTGGCATCCGTGGGTATGGTGCCTCGCAGTGGGTTAAAGCCAGCCAGTTCGATTACTCCGACCTGTCTGATTTTGAACGGAACGGTCTGAAACTGCTGCTGCCGTTCTACACGTGGACCCGTTACAACGTCCCGCTGCAGGTTCGTGCCGCCATCCACCAGCCCGGCCTTATCCAGCAGGCTCTTCGTATCCACGAATCTTTGGGCGACATGTTCCAGGACGATGACGAGAATCCGGTCCCGTCGTATGTTGCCGACAGGTTCGGGTTCCAGATCGACGAGAACTCTGCAATCTTCGAGATGCTGCCAGAATGGATGCGCCCTCAGGGTGACGTGGCGATGGGCATGTTCCTTGCGGAACCGCTGACCGACTTGAACACTTGGCTTCGTATCCCTGGCGAAGGTGTGTCGAAGTTTAACCCGCTGAACTATCTGAACATCCGCGAGTTTGGGCAGAACCTGAACCCTATCGCAAAGATGGGCGCCGAAATTATGAAAGGGATGGAAGGCGAACCTGCCATCTCTGAGATGCCTACCGAACCTGCCCCTGGTTGGACGCAGTTGCCAGGGTTCAAGCAGGTTCTTAGCCGCATCGACCCTTCGACTGGTGAACGGGTGGTCAACCGTAGTGCAATGATCGCGCTGCGTAGCGCTTTGCCTCAGGTGGGAATGATCGAACGGTATGCGGCGCCTGTTGCTGGTGGCGAACGTGACCCTGGCCGATGGCTTACTGCCATCGTGTCTGGTGTGCTTGGCCTGCCTGTGTCTACGTTGGACGACTGGAAGACTGCTGGTGAGATGAACCGTCGTACCGAGTTTGTGAAGCGCCAGTTGGAATCTAAGTTCGGCGAAGATTACGAATACAAGATGGAAATGATTCGTGCTTTGGTCAAGGATGGTGCTACCCCAGAGTTCATTGCCAACCTTGACATTGTCGGTATGGGCTCCGAAGAGGTTGACGTTCGGAAAGCGGTGTCTGCCTGGCGTATGTTCCGCCGTATTGAAACGCTAATTGCCTCTGGCACGGCAGAAGAAGAGATTGTCGCTGCTCTGTCTGCCTACGCGCCTGAAGGGTCTCCGCAGTTGGACCTGATCCAGACGATCTGGCGGTATGTCCCGCCTGCCGACTCTGACGCAGAGCGTGGAATCCGACAGTTCGGGGTTCAGACGTTGGAGGAGGACGAACTTCAGAGCCTCGGGTTCTTGCCTGAGGATGTCCGTCGTATGGACGCTGATGAGCGGGCCAGGATTCTGTGGGAGTATTCGCAGCGTGGACGCTGAGTACGACCGTAAGGTTCATGCGAGGCTGCGGCGGCAACGGAAACTTCAGGACCTTAAAGACGGGCTTTCTTGGGGCGATAGGACTATTCCTTCTGGCGCAGAATACAAACGTTCTTTGAAGCATAGGCCACAAACTGTGGAAGAGTGGGAAGAACTGGAGTTCTGATGGCTGTTAAACCGTGGGTTTCGGTGGCTCAGCGGATTGCCGATGGGCTTAGTTCTGGCGCTCTTCGGCGATTCTCTGACAATCTTTTTGAAGATGTTGGCACTGGCGAGTTGATTTCTAGGCCCGGCGCCGTTCTTAATTCCGATGAACTGGCCGCAATTCGACGCAGCCGTGGTATCCCTGAAGAGTCTCGCGGTGCGGAAGTTCCTTTTTCCCGCCGTCCTACCCTTCGACCTGATCTTCGCCCTGGCCCTCCGCCTGCTCCTCGGACCCCTGAGCAGATCGGGTTTGCTGGCCCGAGAGTTCCTCAGGGCGAAGGTCTGTTCCCGATCCGTCGCCCTCGTACTTTAAGAGATCCTCAGGACATTGGGTTTGTCGCTCCTGGTAGCAGGGTTCCTCCGGACAGTACGCCTGTCAGACGGCTGACGCCGTTCCGGGAGCCGGTTCCTGGCCGTCCGCAGTTGCGCCGACGGTGGAAGGATATTGCTGCGACTCTTGTCGACATGGATCCGAAGGAGAGAAAGCGCATCATTAATAACGCCCGCGAGTTTGAGCGGCGTGTTGAGGGGCAGGAGGGCTACGTTTACGCGGCGTTCCTTTCCCAGGCCGAAACTCCCGAGCAGTTTGAGATGATGTGGCGGGTCACCCAGCGTGCTGCCACTCAGGGCCGCAAGGTCGGGGTCGGTAGCGTCTCAGGTTATTCTGGCCGTGGCGGGGTTCAGGTCGGTTCTAACTTTGACTCTGGTGAACTTGCTGCTATCAATGAGGCTGCGCTTGAAACTGCGAAGCGTCTTAAGATGGCCGGGGTTAAGGGTATTACTCCTGAGATGATGCTTACGCCGGTCAAGGACGGCGGACTTGGTCTGACTGTTCAGCAGGTTGAGGACATGGGGTTCGATGTTCCTCGTGACATTGTTGACACTGGCGTTAAGAAGGTCACTCGTAAGCAGGGTTCGCGTCCTGTCACTGGCATTGCTTTGGAAGTTTCGTCGAACAAACTTACGGTGTTCCGTGGTTTGAACGACAGGATCAAAGTCCTTGAAAAGAAGATGGATGCGGCCGGCTTGGACGAAGTCGAAGACTATCTTGTCCGTGGTCGTGAAGAAGCGCTGATTGAAGAGACGATCAACAAACTTACCCGCGAGTCTGCAGAGTTGCTTGGCGAGGCTGGCGAACGTGGTGTGCGCCGTTACAACGCCGCTACTGCTGGTGGTCTGAACGCCAACCAGTATGACCTCCTCCTTGGTAAAGTCCGCAAAGCCCGTGAGAAGATGGGTCAGGTGAAGCCTTCGGCTTCTTCGCAGGCTGCTGTCGCCGCTATCCGTTCTGGCGATTACACGGCTGGTAAGCATGCGTATGCGAAAGATTCTATTGCTAAGGCTCAGACAAGGTCTGATCTTTACAGTGTGTCGGCTGCAGCCCAGGAGGCGCTAACAAATACCAAGGGTTTGTCGGAGGCTGATGCTGCACGGTTCCGTTTGGAGTTGAACGACGCTGCGCTTGCCAAGATGGACGAGTTGCAGGGTGTCGATTCGATTGAGCCGCCTAGTCGTGTGCTTGGGGAAGACTTTGGTCCGACCGAGGTTGAGCGGCAGAACCGTGTGCTGACTGAGACCGCTGATTACCGTAGCGTTTCGGAAGACCCGACGAGCATGCGGCGTGTCACGGACCGTGGTGGAGAGTTTGAGCGTGAGTCTCCCGACTTCATGGGTGGCATTCCTATGGACACGGGTCGTAAGCGTCGTCCTCGTAAGCAGAGCAGCAAGCAGCGTCAGAAGTCGGCAATGTCTTCTCGGCTGGAAGAGGCTCGTCGTGCAGAACTTGCAAAGCCGATTGACCAGATTCTTTCGGAAGGTGCGGCTGGCTTCGACCGTTACGAATCTCTAACGACTCCGAAAGTCCCTGGCCTTAGCCGCGCTGAAGCAATCGCTATGCAGACCGATGTTCCTGTCGTCTCTGGAGGCCAGGCAAGGTTCAATCGTGCCAGCACACCTGCGCAACTTCGTTGGACGCAGCGTTACGGTGCGCAGGCTTTGGAAACTGTGCGCAGTATTACTACCAAAGCAGAAGCCGACGAAGTTTATGCGCAGATGCTTTCGCAGAAGTCGCAGATCGAACCGTGGCTGTACCGCCGTCTTGCTATGGAATGGCGCGAGGCCCTCAGGCGGATGATGTAAGCCAGCCGACCATCTTAGGATTCATGGTCAGCATGTGAAGCAGCAGCGGTGAGATGGCACGAATAATATCTTCGTGCATCTCCGCGTCCACTGCTGTGTGTTCCAGGATGGCGTGCATCATTTCGTGAAGGACAGTCTCCTTCTGAACCTGCACTGCTGCCGCACTGTCGTATTTGATGGTCGCAGTTCTGATGTCCCATTCCCCTAGGTTTTCTTCCATAGCACAACCGACAACCTTTATATCAGCGTGGAGGAACCTGAGCCTTTTCGGGGCTCCGGTTTTGGCAGACGCTTTTCGAACTTCGCCATTTCTCTTTCGACTGCCAGCCTCTTCACGTCTTGGTTCCATATGTGGATTTTGTGGAACGCTTCGTGGTTTTCGTGCCATACTGATAGGCCGCATACGTCACATGTTCCTTCGCTGCTCACGCAAGTATCTCCACTGGCTGATGAATATGCGTACCCCCAACGGGATTCGAACCCGTGCTGCCGGCTTGAAAGGCCAGTGTCCTAGGCCGCTAGACGATGGGGGCGTACCACCGGCAGGACTTGAACCTGCACCCCTTTCGGGACCCGATTTTGAGTCGGGCGCGTCTGCCATTCCGCCACGGTGGCTCATTCGCTGACGTTCCTTTTCAGCATCCATCCACGGTCATACGCCAACGCTGGGTTACGGTTGATGAAGTCGTGGCAGTTGTGGCAGATACCCACCATCTTGTCAATGTCGAGCATTCTGTCGCCGATCCTGCCCTGCTTGTGGTGGACTTCCTCGCACTGGCCCGTGCAGGACCAGGTAGCCTTGATCTCACAGGAGCCCCCACAACGCTCCCAGACGGCTTTACGGACCTCGTCATATGCCCTCCTACGCGCCGCACCCTTGCGGCTCTCACGTCGCATCTCAGAGCGTTTCAACGCCATCCTCGCAACGACCCTGGGTTCTTCCCAACCTTCCAGTCAGAACGCTTTCCCGAAGGGACACCACGAGAAGACGCCTTGATAGCCTCAGAAGACCGTCGCAACTCCTTCTCCGCCTTCGCAACCATCCTGTCCCACTTCGTCACGCCAGTTCCGCCTCAGCCCTGTGAGCCGCCATCAGCGACTGCAACGCCGACATCTGCGTACGCCGAGACCTTACCGCCTCCAAAGCAGTGTACCTAGTGCCCTCAGCCAGATCCAAAGCCCGCTTCAACTCTGCAGTCTCAGCCTCAACATGAGCCTCACGCTGCGGCACCGTGCCCTTCGGAGCGTTCGTCCAGGCGATAGCCGTAGCCTTCCTCAGTTCAAAGTCCGCATGAGCAGCCTCCTTCGAGGCTGCAGCCAGCGTCTGAATACCAGCATCAAGCAGCCCCGAAAGGCGCGTCATCTCTTCCGTCATCTCATAAAGGTTCACGGGTGCTCCTGAATCACCGAAGACTTCACATAATCAAGCATACCTTGAACTTCCCACGGGCGAAGGTCATGCGACCCGAACGCTAGAAGATGCATATGACCGTACTCGTCAATCACTTCGCCGATAACAATCGTGCGGCCAATCATGTAGTCACCAAACGGCGTGAAATGGTGGCACGGGTTTGACTGAAGAAGTTGTTTCATACCTTCGTCGATACGCTGATGATGCTCATAACATTCTCGCAGCATCTCGCGAAAATCTTCTTCTTCTTCGTCAGACTCAAACATCAAACAACCTCATAAAATCCTGCCCCGACATCGTAACATACCAGCCACCTGGACTTCCAACACCTCGCTTCTTATGCCAAACCACAGCCGGACGGCCCTCAGCATTCTCCTGAGCCTGACGCAACCAGCCCGACAGATCCATACGGCCATGATCTTTCACCTCAATCGACACAGGAAGGTCAGTTACAATATCGTCACCACGTCGAGTGCCCGTCCTAGCACGGGTCGTTTCCGCATCCCACCCGTTCTCCTTTAAGAAGTTCACAACCGCACGCTCAGCACGTGAACCCTTCGCACGTTCCGCGGCACCCATTAATCCTCCTCTTCATCTAAGAAGACAGGCGTTGAAAAATCGATGAACGAAACAGGGATCTTGTTATGAGTGATAGCCCCAACCCAGGGAGAAACTGCCAGCCACTCTTTAATAGACTGGATTCCCTTGCGTGCCCAGCGCCACACCGTCTTCTTATCGGTCGGCACACCACGCAGCCCTGAAATCACCTCCGCGGCTTCTTCATACGTGTACTGCGACATCACCGTCATCTGCACAGCAGACCGCTGCCACTCCGGCAACTGATCCACAAACTTCTCCACAACAAGACGAACCACATCATCGACGCTTTCCCGTGTGAACGACTCCCCATCGTTCGCACTCAAAGCCCCGATCCCCCCAGACTCCAACAGGTCTGGGGGGACGAAGTTCACCTTGTTGTAGAACATCACAGAGAAGACGGATACGCCACAGCAGAATCCTCACACGGACGCAACTGCGCAAGCACAGGACGAGGCGGCTCAGAATCTTTCATCTTCCGGCAGATAGCCTGCAAAGTGTGCAAACCTGGATGCGTATAATCAGGAACAATCTCCCACGTAGCATCTGCCGCACCACGAATAGCACCCGAACCTCGCTCTGAACCGCCAGACTTTTGCGAGTGATGAACAACCAACGACGAACAATCATTCACACGATAGATAGTGTCCAGCACAGAGATAGCCATACCCATGTCTTTGGCAGAGTTCTCGTCACCACCGACAGAAGCACGGGCGAACGTGTCGATCACCACAAGTTTCGGTTCGTTCTTTGCGATCAGACTTTGAAAAGCCTCAGCAGACCGAGGGTCTAGCAGGTGCGGAGTCATAGGGATGACATTGAACTTGCGAAGGTCAGCCTCAGGATGGGCTTTGCGCCATGCCAGCACACGCTTACTGAACCCCTTGACACCTTCACCAAGGCAGTAGATGACTTTG